TGTCCTTACGACGGAATGATTGGTCAGGCCGCAAAGAACGCATGGGAATCAAACCCTACTCCCAGAAGCTACGATACAGACGAAAAGGCACCAGAGGCGAATGAAAAGACTGCTGTTAAAGGTATGCTTGGCGGCTTGGGCTTCCTGCTCCTACTCTAGCGAGTACACATACGGCACATCTGGCAATGCCGCTTTAAACGCCCACAATTGGTCTATGAGCGCGTCTATGCTTGGGGTACCCGATACTACTGGGTTAGACATAAACGCCGTGATATACCAATATACGGCCGAGAAAGCTATATCAGACGATATGGTGGTGTCAATTCAGAACAGACACGCCACAGAATCTGGTTATATCTTCCGTGAGGTTGATGATTGGTCTGGACTACCAGGCAATACAATTGTTAAAGCTGTACCTGTACCGAATATCCCGATTAACCTGTGGGGTGATGGTGAGATAGAGATTAAGGGGGAGGGTAAAGTAGTTGAACCTGTAGTTATTTACAACTGGCGGCAAAAGGATGTTGAGCCGGAGCCGTATATACCAGAAATACCGCAAGTAGAGATTTACGATGCCATGTCTGATGATGTGGCTTTGGGAATTTTAGAGCCTACTGACTCTGACTTGTACGAGGATAACGATGAAAACACCGATGCCGACAAAGACGAAGAAGAACCTAAAGAGGAAGAGGAAAACAGATTTAGCCAGGCACAGGATGCAATGGCTACAGCAATGCAAGCAAGCCAGCAAACTGCTCTGCAAGCATTAGTAAACACAGTAAATCTCACACAGTATTATTCGGTTGCTATTGTTGGTGGTACGTACAAGGAAACAGTACAGATCAATGACAGCGAAATACCGTACAGTAAACGTGGTCTAAGAAACGGATTAGCACAACAACTACTGCATACTCAAATGGTAGATATGCAATACAATAGGAAAAATAAATGAAACTTGTCTATTCAATAGTTTTGTCCTTGGTGTCCTGTTTGACATTTGCTGAGGATGTCCTGATTACTGGTACAGTTCAATCTAAATGTATTATCAATACTGATACTGCTGGTATTTATGGTAACCCTACCTCAGATAAACTAAGTACAGCAGCAGCAGATGGTGGTGTAATGCCTATCATTCGTTACGATGTATCACTGGCTGATGCTTATACTGCTAAGGTCACAACCCCTACCAGTTTTAGTACCAGCCCAAACCTAACTGATACTGTTACATGGACAGGCTCCACTACAGTGTCCTCTGTATCTGATACAGCTATGTCTGACTACGATACCAATGCTGTTGAATATGATGCCACAACAGAGTTTGACCTACACACTGCTGGTACTGTCTGGTTCAAGGTGGATTCCACTGCTGAGTACGGATACAACAAGGCTTTCCCTGGTGGAACCTACAGAGCCGTGGTTGAAGCGGAATGTATCGCAAACTAATCTTACTATGGCTGTTATCTTGTGGTGCTTATGCCCATGAGATGACACCCACTTATCCTGTACTAACCCCGTCTTACGTAGATGGGGTTTCTAAGGTTGAGATGCACCTGTTCAATAAACGTACAGATGCTAAGTACTACGAAATAGGAGTCTTTGATAAAGATTTTAATCCGATTACTTTCGTTAGTTCGTATCACATCGTATCCCTGAATTACCTTGGTCACTTGAACTTTGCTGTTTATATCAGTGACAAAGACAAAGACAAAGCAGTGTATATCTGTACAAGATCATTGATACAGGGAGACAACGACTCCAAAGCATTTGTGTCTTCTAAGATTTGTTCTAAGTTTAAGGACAAGTAATGAGAAGAATCCTGTTAACTTTGTTGTTTTTTCCTGTTATGGCTGTCTCTGATAACAGTTCATTGAACTTAAGCCTGCCCAGTTCAAACATGAATCATCAGTCTGACAAGTTTAGGGCTGGGGACATGGACTGCTCTAACGCCGTGGGTGGTGCAACTAACTTTGAGTTTGGCATGATGGGAATAGTAGATAATGCTAGTGGGCCTTTCTCAAACAATGACCCGATGGATCGTGAAACTAAAGACATTGGAGTCTATGCCCGCATTACTATCCCTCTGGATAAGCCACGCGAGCGTATTAACTGTAATACTCTGTACCAGCTTGAGCTTCGCACTAGAAGGCTTGAGGTAGAGAAACTTGAACTAGAGCTAGAGCAATTACGCAATATGAGGTTTGAGAACAGTGAGCGTTGAGCTTAGGCTGTTTGGTTATAAGCTGACACCAGCAACTATCGCTGGTCTGATTGCTTTGGTTGGGCCTGTACTTGGTGCCATGTACGCAGGGTTTATGATGTACCAGAAGGTAGAGTCTATTGCTACTCTTGACCTAGATGCAGTACAGGGTGACATAGCAAGCATCCAAGAAAAGCTAGAAGCCAATAACAACTACACACGTGACATCAAGAATGGACTGCGTGATGACATACTTAGAATTGAGAAAGTAGCTGATCGTGTTGAGGATGATGTCAACGGCCTTGAGGACAAAGTCAGAGCATTGATAGACGAAGCAGAATCAAGGTTTGAAACACGCAGGGAATCACTCAGGAGTTCACAGAAAGCTGACATGAAGGAATTAGAAGAGCGACTTACAGCTAAACTACAACGCGCACTAGATAACCCACTTGCTGATTAGGAGACATAAATGTTAGGTGCAATTAAATCCATCGTAGGGGCTGTAGCCCCAACACTAGGGACTGCTTTAGGTGGCCCACTAGGGGGTGCTGCTGCATCCATGATTGCTGATGCACTTGGTTGTGATGACAACGAGAAAGCAATTAACAAAGCAATACAGACAGCAACTCCAGAACAACTAAGCCTTATCAAAGAAGCCGATGCTGAGTTTGATGCTAAGATGAAAGAGCTTGATGTGGATTTGTTTGCATTGGAAACTGCTGACAAGCAGGATGCAAGACAACACTTCGGCAAAGACTGGACTGCTAAGTTAATTGGAATCGTGATGGTACTGTTCTTCTGTTCGTACATTGGGATGATTACTATCATGCCACCTGAGCAGAACAGTATGGAGCTTATCAACCTGGTCTTGGGGTACATGGGTGGCCTGGTTAGTGCTGTTGTTTCGTTTTACTTTGGTGCTTCACAAAAACAGGATTAAAGAATGAACCTTGAGAAATTACGTACAGAAATTGCAGAAGATGAAGGTGTTGTATACAAGGTATACCTAGATCATCTTGGTCTGCCTACTTGTGGTATTGGGCACTTAATTACGGAAGATGACGAAGAGTTTGGTAAACCAGTAGGAACAAGAATCACAGAAGACCGAGTAATTGAATTGTTTGATGCTGATGTACAGTCTGTACTAAATGATTGTCAAAAGCTGTATAAGAACTTCTTTGCTTTGCCAGAAGAAATACAGTTGATTGTTGCAAACATGATGTTCAACATGGGCTATACCAGGCTGTCTCAGTTTAAGATGATGAAGGCTGCTGTTGAAGCTGGTAACTGGTTAGAAGCAGCAGAACAAATGAAAGACTCAAGGTGGGCAAAGCAAGTACCTAATAGAGCTAACAGATTAATTGCACGAATGGAGGCAGTTAAATGAAGAAAGGTTTATACTCAAATATTCAAGCAAAGCGTAAACGAATCGCTAAAGGCAGTGGAGAGAAAATGAGAAAGCCTGGAACAAAAGGCGCGCCAACTGCAAAAGCATTCAAACAGGCAGCAAAAACAGCTAAACCATACAAGAAAAAGGGTAAGAAATAATGGCTAAGAAAGACCCGCGATTGGCAAGGGCTGGTGTCTCTGGCTATAACAAGCCAAAGCGTACACCTAATCATCCTAAGAAATCCCATGTTGTAGTTGCTAAGGAAGGGGATAAAATCAAAACCATTCGGTTTGGAGAACAGGGTGCTAAGACTGCTGGTAAGCCTAAAGCTGGTGAGTCAGAAAGGATGAAGAAGAAACGTGCATCATTCAAAGCAAGACACGCTAAGAATATTGCAAAGGGTAAGATGAGTGCAGCCTTTTGGGCTGATAAAACTAAGTGGTGATAGGAGAAATCAAATGCCAATGGTAAATGGTAAGAAGTACGCATACACAAAAGCAGGAAAAGCGGCTGCTAAAAAAGCCCAAGCCAAAAAGAAAAAACCTAAGAAGAGAAAATAGAACATGCCATTAAAGAAAGGCAAGTCAAAGAAAGCAATCTCTCAGAATATCAGGAAGGAGATAAAAGCTGGGAAGCCGCAGAAGCAAGCTATTGCTATTGCACTATCAAAAGCAGGGAAGAAAAAGAAAAACAAAAAGAAATAAAAAAGGGGGCTGCAATGGCCCCCTAGTTTTTTAGATCTCGCACTGCCCTCCAGTACAAGCTAATGTCTGCGCCCCTTCAGTTTGATCTGAAGCTTCATCGATATTCCAATCAATCTCTGTTGGCATCTTCTGCGACAACTCTTCATATTCTTCCTTCGTAATCTTTTCATAGGGGGCTTGCTCATAGCTATGGTCTGAGTAGGGTAAGAAAGATACACCACTTACTTCATCAAAGTTATTGTACAACCAGTTACCAATCTCAAGGAACTCATTGTCCTTATAGTACACAGTAATGGATGGCTTGTGTTCACACCAATGCTC